ACGCTACGCTAGGGGGGTCAGCCAGATTAATATATGCGTTTATATATAAATATGTATAAATTATTTGTCCTATAATAACGTATATGTTGCGAATAATACATTATTAACCCTATATGTTGTGTATGTTTCAATATGCCTAAAAACAACCCTATATTTTTTTTAAATGAAACAGTACTAGGGTAATTTAAACTGTTTTGTAAGCCGATAGTAATAATAATTAGCCAACTTATTTAAGGGATCTTGGTTATTCAAAAACACTTGCACATTATTTATATATATGTATAATGGTTATACAAGTTAACAAGGAAGGTTAAATAATGAAGGTACAAGAATTTGCACCAAAAAATGTAGATCGTGAATATTTAGAAGATTTCACGAAAATCAAAATGGGATCGTATTATTTTGCACAAGACACTAAAAGGTTGTTTAATTCTAAAATTATGCGTATTGGATTAGTTGATCAAGATACAGAATATACAAACTTATTTTCTAAATATGGTTCTAATCCTTATGATGTAGTTGATCTTATATTCATAATTGAAAAAGTAAAGTTAGGATATACAGATCAAACACAATATAAAATTATATTGATCTATAAAGAAAAATTCTATTTTTATTGTGAAGATCCTACATCAGGAATTATAGATACAGAATACTTTAATGATTATGAAGATTGTAAAAAAACATTAACTAAATTATTAAAGATATGTAATGATAGACCTGATATTTATAAGGATCTATTATTCAAAAATAATGATTTTAAATTTAAAAGGGTAGGTTAAAAAATGTTTAAAGGAAGGATAAAAAGACTATGTTAAGTTTACAAGGATTATTAATTATATTTATTCTTGGTTATGGATCAGGACGTGTAATTACTCTGATCCAGGAAGATCTAAAAAGAAATAAAGCAAATAAGGAAGTAGATGATTATTACAGATCATTAGGCGTATGGAAGGAAGGAACTAACTAAATGAATAAGGAAATAAAAATTTTACAAATAGATTGTATGATTTGCAGACATACAGAAGAATACACAGAGCAAGAGCAGGGAAAAAATATTTTATGTTCTGGTTGTTTTTCTGTAATTAATACAGATACAGCAAATATAATAAAAAACTTAAAAAGAACTTAATAACGCTGTATCAATGTTTGATAGTGATTATTCAAAATCAGTATTAAAAAAATATTATGGAATAAAGGAAGTTAATTAAATGACACAATATAAATATAAATTAGAAAAAAAAATAATAATAAATGCACGATCACAGGAAGAAGCACAAGAAAAATTAGGAAATTATTTTTTTAATATTTCTTTTGATCCTAGTGATTTTCAGGAAATAGAAAAATATTTATTTATAAATAAATCCTGTATGTGTAGCCCAGAAATCGTAAAAAACCCAGATTTTAAACACAATATTAATGAAATTAACACAATTATTATTAGTTAATCAAAACAATCAACAATGTATTAGATCAGGTTACTGCTGCATAAAAGCTCCCTGCGTGTTTGGATCTTGGAATAAAACCAAAACACAGTGTAAATTTTTAAAAGGTAATAAGCCTGGTAAATATTATTGTGATATTAAAAACGAAATTGTAGACAAGTTACCAGATAATGAAAAAGATTATTTCGGTGCTGGTTGTTCATCTACCCTTAACCCTATACGAAAAAAAATGCTAACTAAAAATACAGATAGCTTATAATAAACATCTAACCCTTGTTAGCAATAATAAAATGGGATCGTTGAAATACACGATCCCATTTTTTTTTATGTATATTTAACGATATTGTAGGTATATTTAACGATATTGTAGGAAAATTATTTTTTATTTTGTATAGACAACTATTCATAATGTGTTATACTTTATCTTATGAAAGGATTAGAGATACCTAGCAAGTGTAGGCAACTTATTCTTAATGAAAATAATAGTTGGAAGGTATTTACCGATAGTCATAGTTGTAATAGATATATCAACAGAAAAAGACTAGAGATACATACCGAAGAAATTGTAAGGGATCAATTCATAGTTACTGTAAAGAAACAAGACAGTTTTGTATAGGTAGCTTGTAGCACATAATGAGGTTGGGAAGGGAAGGAACTTTATTACGATAAAGTATGTGTAATTGTGTGTTACAAGCTATCTATACATAAAGAAAGGACAAGGAATAATGAATAAAAATAACTGGAGTTATAAATATAACTTTGAAACAATGGAGTTAATTAAAGATTGGACAGGACACTTTAAAAGAAAGAATAGTGTAAGGGATATTAGTTTTGCAACTTATTATGGTAAAGACTATGCCGATAAATGTGCAAAAAAATATATAGAAAATTATGAATATCCAGGAGTAATAGTACGATCTTTTTATTCTTCTTTATCAGGTAGATATATTCCAATCATAAATTATGAAGGTAAGCAAAGAAAGGACAAGGAATAATGGAAGAACTTTTAAAGTTATTAGAACAAAGACAAAACGATAGTGAAAAATATTGGGAAGAGCAATACCCAAATCAAAAATCTATATCCAATGCAGAGGAAACTGATAATGAAAGTTGGGAAATAGGTTTTTATGCAGGTGTGCAGTTTGCGAAAGATACTATTAAAGAAATACATACAAATATTTAGGAGAAATAATGATAATTGTAAATGATGAATTAGGAAGTATTAGAGATATATCAATCAATGAAATTATTAATCGTATTAATAATGGTGATGGGTTTAGTGATCTTGAATATGTTTATTACGATCACGAACAATATTATAGATTTAAAAAGGACAAGGAATAATGGCTTTATATATTGAGCAAGTTGCAGAACGAGATGAATATCTATGTGATGTATGTAAATTACAAATACCAAATGACACAGTTGTTGATGATTTAGATTTAGGATTTGAAACATTAGGCAACTATGACATAAAGCATAAAAGTTGTAAGGAGTAATAATGTTTGTAGTTGATATTGTTAATGGAACAAAAGTTTATTCAAAAGTATGTAGTAGTTGTAGGCAAGATACAGACTATTACCAATTAGAAGATGAGTATTACAACTTTATTTATTTAAGTGATTGTTGTAATGCAGAGTGTTGAGGAGGAATGTTGAATAAAGTAGCAGACAATATAATTTTATTTAGAAATTTAGTTAGTGAAATTAATATAAGTAAGTACGATCAAACAGAATATGTTTCTGTTGTAAACAGTATTTACTATCACATTTTCATAGATCAGGAGGAGGAATAATGAAAACAATTATTAAATGTACTGTTAGTTTTTGTGAAAGCGAAACTATGGAAGGTGCAA